GTTTCGTTCAAGTCAGCGGCAACAGCCGGTTCGTTAGAGTTGGTACCACCAGACACCAGCGGGTGATCGGTTGCACACAGAGCCTTGCCATCGCCACCAGTTGCGCTGGTGAATGCGTTGTTAAGGACTGAGGCAGCCTTGATCTGCTTGGTGTACGCCATAGCACGAGCCAGAGCCTTGGTGTAGCGAGAGGACAGGCTGTCATACAGATTGTCTTCTACCGCTTCTTCAGTGATGCTGAAGCCCAAAGCGATGGTTTCGTGGTTGTAGCGAGAGGTGAACGCTTCCTGTGCAGCGTCGTAGCTGATTGCATCGCCTTCAGCCTTAACCGGTGCAGCAGAGAAGCCGCTCAGCTTCACTTCTTCTTCAAATGAGCGGTCGGAAGATTCGGTGTCGAAAATTTCCTTATGCTCTTCGCCGTAGCGACCATACTCCATACCGAACAATGCGTTCAGGCCCGGCAGGAGCTCCTTCACCATTTGTGCGCGTGAAATTGCCATGTGAAATTACTCCTATTAGATGCCGGTGGCGTTGGTCAACTGATGACCAGCATTCCACTTAACCAGAACTTCGGTGTAGTTACCGGAAGAGTTCTTGGTTTCCTCAACACCAGCAACGATGCGGAAAGGCAGCGTGTTGGTAGTAGCGGAAGAAGTGGCGTCAGCGCCGCCGTAAGAGCGACCAGTAACGGTAGAACCATTAGCGGAAGCACCTTCGTCGCCAGCGACGTTAGAACCAACAGCGGCCTGAGCAAGAGCGCTAATTGCGCCGCTGCCATCGGTAACAGCCATCTTGAACAGTACGTTCGGATCATCAACTACGTATGCAGTGATGTCAGAAGCAGTAATGCTGCCCGGATAGGAGTTACGGAAGGTCAGACCATAGGTCGGATCAGTGTAAGAACAGCCAACGAACACGCCAACAGCAGCGATAGCAGCGTCGAAAGCACCACGATCAACATAGCCATCAGCAGCCAGTGCAACAACGTCACCGTTAAAGATCACGTCAGTGTTACCTGATTCGATCTTATAAGCACGGGTAGCGCCATTGTATGGATTACCGTTGACCATCTTGACCGGAATCATGCCGTAAGGGGCAGAAACAGTCGGATATGCCATGAGATAACTCTCCTAAAAGGAAAAAACGAAGGTTCTAAGAACCACGTCCAAAACTGACCGTCGACTTCCGCTCGTTATAAAGCGGCATTCTCGGGTCGTTCTCACGCATAAAGTTGTTGTCGACCGATTCAATCTGAGCTTTGCTCGTCTTGTTGTAGTAGGCATTACGCTGTTCTACAAACTCGGTCGGCATCTTGCAGAGGATAAGGCCACCAATCTCTACGAGGCCGGATGATGCAGCGTCACTATCAACGTGAAGCTCCAACTCAGGATGGTCCTCAAGACGACAGGTTTCCCAGCCCTCACGCACTTTACGCGAAAAGTTCGTCGGATCCCCTACGCCCAACATGGACTTACGGATCCAACGGAACGATACACCTTCTTGAGGTGTCGGTTCAGGCAACAGGGATGCAGGTGCCCACTGCTTCTTACGCGCAGTCGTTTCACGGTTTTCTTGCGAGCGTGCTACCGGACGAGGTTCACGGTTACGAATTTCATCAGCCATTACTATTCTCCAGTTTCATCACTTCGCGAGCATAGGCTTCTGGAGAAATCCCCAGTCTTTTAGCCATCGCTACTTGCGACTGTGTTAGCACTACCTTCTTCCCCTTCGGAGTTCTTCCGGCGGAGGCGACGACGGTAGAGGGTCGACGCTTTTCCTTTTTGGGAGCTGCATCCTCGAACTTGTCGGGGAACACCTCACGCATGCGAGCGTCAATGCGCTCGTAGTATTCGCTGGTAGACGGAGGGATACCCTCTTTAACCAGCTTCTGATGAAGGCCCAGCGCAAAGCTAGTCATTTCATCATCAGGTCCAAACCACTTGTTGCGTTCGCCCCATTCACGAGCCTGTGAATCGGGTTCAGGTGCGCGAACACGCGGCTGTTGCGGTTGATTATATACCTGTGCAGGTTGTTGCTGTAAAGCACTGTTTTCTTGTGCAGCGTATCGTGGAGCCATCGCAGATACTTGGTCGGCCTGATACGTAGCACGAGCTAGTTTCTGCTGCGCTTCAGCGATAGCCTCAGAGTCGCCCAGTTCATAGGCGTCACGGTAGTCACGCTTTGCTGCGGCAACAGCCAACTCAGCGCGTTCTTTAGCCTGCTCCAGAGCCCAGCTTTCACCCTGACTCAACTCGCCACGGAGACGGTCGCGTTCAGCTTGTAGCTGCTTAGCGTATTCAGCCGCAGCTTCACGCTCGCGGGCGGCTTCTTCTTTCGCCCGACGCTCGTCATGCCACGCTTTCTTCAGCTGGTCGATCCGCTGCTTGACCTTGGCCGAGTACTCTTCAGCCTCAACCTCATTGTCCAGCTCTTCCTTAACTTCGTCAGGGAGTGGCTTGCGGTTGCGGTCTTTCGGCGGGGTGTCGTCGACAATCTCAAGCTCGATGTCGTCTTCAGGCTCGGCTTTTGCCTTCTTTTTAGGCGCCTCGTCCTCAATATCTACATCAACTTCTTCTTCCATCTGCTTGTTTTTCATACCCGGAGGTACGCCAGACGGATCAGAGCCGATTACAAATTCGGTATCCTCAAAATCATCTCGTTCGGCGGCTTGTGCCATGTTCTACTCCTAAATGCGGGAATAACCCGATGGGTCTTCAACCACGGCCTCGACCGAGTCATCATTGATGATTCGGAACATTTCTTTACCGTGAATCTTGAAGCGCGTGCCGGAATAAGCACGGATCAGGACGTGATCGCCAATCTGGCAGTAAGGTCCGTTCGGGAACCTCTTCTCGTCCTTGTACGCGTCAGAGCCCATGTCGATGACACGGACGACCATCGTCGAGATTTCTTCGTTCTTCATCTCGGTGGCGGCCTTAACAATGCCTGAATCGCCGTACGTTTCCTTAATTTCTGGTATCGCTACCAGTAACCGATACCCTACAGGTTTCGGGATTTGCTGCTCAGTGAGCTGTGGTGCAGCCTGTTCGGCTGTAGACATAAAGACTCCTTAGTCGTTCGACTTTTCTGCGGCCTCCATGAGGTCGAGTAGTAACCGCTCAGCTTGCGCCAAGCCTTTAATGACGCCCGTCATGTGGGCGTATTCTTCGTAGTTACGGGCGCTGCCGGTGGCTAAGCCATCGACCATGTCGTCCATATCCTTACGAATTTCTTTGCGGAGGTGCTCTCCGAATGTGCGGATCATTTAAGCTCCTTAGCGTCCACGAGCCATATCGGCCCCGATTTTTGCGCCTGTTTTCTTGAGGTCGGCGTCGACCTTCTGCTTGTCGGAAGCGATCTTCGCTCCGATTGCTGCGCCAGCTTGCTTCTCTTGCGAGCTGACACGTGCGGCTTCGATCTGAACCTGAGCCAGCTTGATCTGGTGGTCCATATCGTCCTTTTTCATCTTGCGTTGCAGCTCGCCTTCTTGGAGCTGAAGTTCCTTCTGCTGCATCTGCACGACTGGGTCGTTCTGAGCAGCTTGTGCTTGCTGTGCGGCAATCTCCTGTTGGTTCTTGCCCAGCAGTTTCTGTGCGGCTGGCGCAACGAGGCGAGAGATGGCGAGCTCCTGCTCTTGGTCCATCCCACGTTCTTCGTCGTGCGCTGGCAGCGGTACACCCAACTCCAGCTCGACCTTGGCACGGTATGCGTAGGCGAGGTGCTCGTTGATGTGAGCCATACCCTGCGCCATTTTTGTCTGCGCAGTCGGGTCGTCCTTGAGCATCTGCTGGAGTTTCGGATCTTGCGCAAACGCCATGTGCGCGGCGATGTGCGCCTCGTGATCTTGGTACGAGAACGCCTTGACCGGCTTGCCCATCAGCACGTTCATGTTCTCAGTCATCGGATCGCACGGCTTGATGTCTTCCTTATCAGGCACGAGTTCAGCAGCGTTCTTAATACCCAACGTCTCGATCATCTGACGATGTAGCAACGGTAGGTCGTACAGCTGCGGAGCGCCCTGAGCCAGCTGCAACGCAGCTTGGTACTGTGCAACACGCTGCGACATTGTTGAGGCGTTAGGATCACTTACAGGGATGATCTCAACGATTGAATAGTCACGCTGACGAGCGGCGTACATAGACTCATCACCGACCGCGTCATACTCGTAATCAGCCGGAGCCATCTCCTGCATGATCTTCTTCAGAATCTTGAACTCGCCCTTCATCGCGGCGTGTACACGCGCTTGAACGGCTGTCATCACCTTCAGCTGACGCTCAAGAATAGCCAGCGTAGACCCCACAGGCGTGTTCGCAGACATGTCTGCCACCTGTATGTCTGCCATTGACGCAAAGCGACGAGCTTCGTTGACGATCTTGTCGAGGAGCCCTGCCAATACAGTTGACGGCTCCTTGTACGGCAGCGGCATGATGTTGTCGCGGATTGTGCCGGATGGGACGTCCACATCACGGAACTCACCCGGAGCGATCGGGGTGTCACCGCCACGGATGCGCAAGCCGCGAGTACGGAAGCCACCGGGGAGATTAGCCAGCGTACCTGCGTCCACCAGCTGCCGCATGATTGACGTAGCGCCTTTCGCAAAACCACCAATCAGGTGGATCAGACCAAAGCCATAGAACCCAAAGCCGGGGATGTACTTGTAGTCAGAGAAGTGAATCAGCTTACGCTTCTTAGAGTCAGTCTCGTCCCAGTTACGGTAGATAGACAGAATTTTGCCGCTGTCCTTCAAGATAGACACAACGTATGGCAGCTCAATGCCTGTCGGGTCTCCGTCCTTATCAAGGTCTTCAAACCCCGGAATGTCTAGCTCGCAGTGAATCTCAAGCACGGTGAAGCGGTCGTCACGCGCCGCGTCATAGCCGCTGATCTCGTTCTTGCGACGCTGGATGTCGTCCTCGTCCGCCGTCGGGTCGCCCAGCTCAAAGTCTGCGTAAAACCCGCTGACCTGCATCTTGCGCAGCTCATTCTTAGTACGCTTCATGCGGTGCGTATAACGCTGAGCAGTATCCAAACTGGTCGCGCCGTAGGAAACGACGAAATCTTCAGCACCAATAAATTGAGCTACTGGGCGTTCGAGTGACGCGTCGTAAAAGACCTTCTTAAAAGCTGAGCCTGCTATTGGCAGGTTCCACAGCAAGCGTTCATGCTCTGAACGGTAGTCAGGCATTCCGTCTGTCAGCGCATAGTTCATGTCTTCACGAACGCGTGCGGCAGACTCCTCTTTCTCGTGGTTGCGCGCACCCAGTATTTTTGTCTTTACTGGGCCTTGTGCTGGAAAAGTTTCGACAATCGTTTCCGACTGGAACTTCACTACAGCTTCCGCGAGGAGGGGGTGGTAAACGCCGAAGGCACCTTCCCAAGGTTCCGACCGGTCCTCAATCTTGAGGCCCAGCAGCTCAAGCCCGTCGTAGTAGGTTTCTTCCCACTCCGCACGCGACTCGATGTCGGTCGCGTACGCCTCAAGCAGATCGTCAGCGATGACGTTTAACTGATGCTCGTCGATATGTTCAGCGAGGTTCGCACCGTGTGCGATCTCGTCGCCTTCATCGGCAGGCTCGATGCGGAACAGTGTTTCTCCGTCCACTCCGAACTCAACGCTCTCCGGCTCCTCGATGGCGATCTCAAGCTCAAGCGGCTCAACGTCTGCCATCTCGTCATCGAGACCCATCGGGGCTCCGTACATCGCTTTATCAACTGCCATAATATGTCCTAGTAATACGCTGCGCGTACCG